GAATCATATAGGGTCATAGGAGTTGAAGTTCTAGCTCTACCGAATGCATCGACAGACATGCCTGATGGATTAGCAGGACCAACCTGATTTCCATACTGATCAGCCAACATTACCACTTCGAATAGCGTCTTTTCTTGTGGTAGATACTGGTGCGAATCGATTCTAAACTGGGCCATTAGTCTTCTCTACGTTTCTTGCCTATTGTATATTTAGTAATTAAATTCCAATCATTCTTCTCTTTATGAGAGATGATCTTAATATGACTTAGAGGAGAAATAGGGAAGTCAGTGCTTGATTCGTCAACGATGTTTAAGAGTTTCCATTCGCTGAGAAGATTTATGATAGTGTTTCGTCTGCCTATATCATCTTCAGAGAAGTCTGAAGATTTTCCATCAAGAAGAAACATCTCTTTAAAATGGACAATGTAGTATTTGCCTTGTTTATGTAGGATGTGACAAGACTGATATAGAGTCTTGTCTTTTTTTGACGCTACACCAATGCGAGAAAGTGTCTCACGAATCTTCAGAAAGTCATCTGGCTCATTGAGTTTTACCTCCACTAAGTCTTCTATGTTTATCATTCAAACCACCTCTATCAAGCTTCATTTTTATCTCACAAAGGTGATCATCAGTCAAAACAAGCAGAGCATCTTTAGCTTTTTCCGAAGAGTATCCGTAATACTCTTTCACAGCTTCTAGATTCTCAATGGTTTCTCTCTTCTGCCACTTCTGAAAGGGACGCTTATAACCCCGTATGGTATTTAGCATATAGTGATATTGTAGAAGAGGATCGAGATTTGGCAGTTTGTTCATCTGGTTGGCATAGAGAGAGCAATCGTAATGAAAAGAAAGCGCCTTGTTGACGATGAAGGGGACATAATCCCCTTCATTTTCTTGGTTGACCACAGACTTTTTGGTCTGTAGAATAGACGGAATAACTTCTTTGAATAGATCAGTCATCTCTCTCTTTTTTCCTTTTTTTTCTAATAGACTTTGTTGCACCCCAAAGACCGAAATCTCTCTCTTTGACCAAGAAGTGTATATCTTCATGACAAGTTCTACATACAGGGACCAAATCTATATTAATCTTTTCTTTTCCTAATCTTTTATATGTTCTATGATGCAGATCAAGGGACACATCGGTTATTCCACAACAGTAGCAGTTCCACTTGCCTGTACCTTCAAAACATTTGAACATATTGGACGAGTAGAACTGTCTTCTTTTTCTCTGCCAAGCTTCCGATCTTATATACTCATAATACTTTATCTTATCAGACATTATTGATAAACTCAATTGATTATTCTAAAAAGTCCACTAAGCTGTTTGATTTAACGTCTTCTAATTTTCTATTAGCATGACTACCCTCTATTTTTCTATTGTGTTCAAGATCATGGTCAACATTCATTAATGTGTTTTTCCCAAAGTTATATTGAAAACGAAGAATCATATAGCTTTCCATGGCCGTCAACCATGCCTTGACAGAGTGGTTCGGCACTTCAAACTGAGGTGTGATGATACACACATTCACACGACTAGCAATATCTTCACCATATCCAAAGTTTTCGAAAAACTTCTGATACGAAATCTCTCTATTGATTCCTTTGTTTTTATTCATAAGATTGCTGCGATGATCCTTCAATCGTCTTGCAGGTAAACTATACCTATGAAAATACTCTTTTTCTGATGGATTTTCAACATTGCCTGTAAATACCTTCATAACTCTCTTTCTGTCATGAGAGTAATTGTTATACTCTGTGCCTGATTTACCAAAATAAACAGTTTTATCATACTCATGAGGTAGAATATCAGATGAAGGTATAGAATCTGTCGGTTCTGTCAATGCGTAAACACCAAAAGGCACTTGATTGAACATCGCACTATTAGTCAATCTATACCAATCACTAACGACATAATTGTCCATTATATGTTTAGACATATTCACAATCCACCATCATTTCGGTAAGACACGCAACGAGATTGATTTCATGATCAGCCACGAATGCAGCCTGATACTGGTACTTGCCGAGGATCACAACAGCTTGAGGAATTGATTCTGGTTTGAAATAATCAAAGAGTGAATCATAAATCCTACGATAGATACGTGCAGGTTCAATGTCTGAGTTAGTCACAACCCACTTTCGCATATCACCGAAGTTGCCTTCTTTCAGATACCCAACAAGGTCAGCAATCTTTCTTACATCTGAAATCTGAGCCAAGACACCAGCATCAATAGCACCAGATGCTGAATAACGCTGAAGTTCGTTGAGTGTACGACGATAGTCTGGAAAATATTTTGCAACAAGTTGTTGTACCACTGCTTTATCATATTGAACACCTTCTTGATCTAGAATGTTTGAAAGACGCTTAGACAATTGCATTGCCATCTTTGGCTTCTCTTCATTCTTGAGTGTGAAGTCTACAACAGAACACCTAGAATGTAAAGCGTCAATGAGACGAGACTTGAAGTTGCAAGTGAAGATGAACGAACAGTTATCCGAAAACTCTTCAATAGCACCACGCAAACCAGCTTGTGCTTCTGGAGTCAGATAATCGGCCTCGTCTAGAATGATGACCTTTCGACCACCAGTCATAGACATAGTTGATGCATAACTTTTGATCTTAGTGCGAAGCATATCAATGCCTCGCTCTTCAGACGAGTTGATAAAGATGTTGTTTGCTTGAAGCTGTTCACACATAGCTTTAGCAATCGTAGTCTTACCCACACCAGCAGAGCCAGTAAGCATGAGATTAGGGATATTACCCTGATCAACATACTCCTGGAATACCTTCTTGATACGATCAGGAAGAATACACTCTGCTACAGTATGAGGTCTATATCGCTCTACCCACAAATATTCTGACATTACAAATCCTTAATTAGCTTTTCGAGAACTTCTCTCGCGAAATCTTTGCTACGTAATTTAACAAAAATGTTTTTACTCGAAACCGTCATCATAGCTGCAAGTTCAAGTAAATCTTGCTCATTATCGCACATCATGATTTGATAGTCAATAGGCTTCATAAGTTCTCTCATACGAAGTTCGCGATCACGATCACATTCAAGAGACATATTAAGGTGCCGTGTTTTTGATTACCAAATCATATGACTCTTCGAAAGCTTTGTTCTCTTCGACCTCTTCACCGAAGTTAGCCTTGTAATAGGCTTTAGACATACGACGAACAAGCTTCTTGTCCACACCCAACTCATCGTAGAGTGTGTCGATAATTTCCTTCTGAAGATCACGCTCTGCTGCCATACGTGACATAGAGTCATTTATTTCCATGATTGCCTTCTTGAGACGCTTGCGCTCAACATCATTAAGTGACGAGATGTTGACCGTGGGCTTTTGATTGTGTCCAACGCCAGCCATTACTTCTTCTCCATAGCAACGAAATATGTGAGAGTGTTATCGGTGTTTGTCCAGCAAGAGAAACCACCAACCTTAATTTCAACCTTGTAGTTGTCAGTGATCATCTTTAGATTGTCCGTCTTGAAGCTCACTGAGAAGTCTTCGCCATCATGATCACCAACCTTCATGTTTGCGAAGTTTGACAGATCATTCTTCAATTCATGCGAACGAATCAAGAGAGACTTAGAAGCTTTATCACCGATGATAGAAATGTTAGGAAGGTTGTTCATTGCACCAATCTTCAAAATCTTCTGAAGACTTGTCATGGGCAAAAAGAACGAAACATCAGGACTCTTCATGACAAGGTCTTTACCTTCTGGAGGGCTGATGATTAGATTTGTATCACAGCCGCGATATGTCAGTTCAAGAACATCATCCTTGAGAAGGACATTCTTGTCATCAAGGAAGTTTATAGCTGGGCTGTTGAGAGTGGTAATATTTCCGAGAAACTGATTCAGATCATATACACCAAACGTCTGAGGAAAAACCTCATCAAACTGAGCCTGAACAAGAATAGTCTGTTCAGGACTCATTGTGCGCTGAACCTTTCCAGACCTGATAACAAGACCAGAATTGATAGAAGCAAAGTTCTTGAGAATGCTGAGGGTACGATCACTAAGTTGCATTATATAAGTCTCCTGTTTACTGAGCGGCAGTATTTCTAATCATATCAGAGTTTGTGGGTCCTGTAAAGACTTTTAAAAGATGACCAACGTCTGCTTCAAGCATAGCTATTGTTCCGTTGTTTGATATCAGATAGTCAACCTGTTCTCCAATCCATGCCCATTCTGAATAATGTACACCATAGCTTGACATGAGTTCAGTGTTTCCTTCTTTGTTTGCTTTGAGTGCAGTACTATACCAAAGTGGGTCATTACCACGAACGACACGAATAATAAATCCACCTTGATCTCGAATGAACTTCACTTCGTTGGGGAAGCGGACATCAGGAATGACAACACGTTCTAAGCCTTCCATTCGCTTCTCTATAGTATGAATCCAGATATCTTTGTGAAAGACAGCACGACCAGATTCAGTGCCCATGAGTTGCATAGCAAGTCTAGGCGTCATCTCATAGCCTAAACGTTCACTCCACCACTCATCGCGGCACTCACGAAAGCTACGTGAGAAATCTGTATCTCCTTCGAGGAGGTGCCTCGGCCATCCGAAGATGACAGAGACAGCATCCTTTACTGCGTCAGCAAATGATAAACGCATGAAGTCGTAATCGTTCACAAGAATATCACCTACAGTGCCTTTACCAGAACCAGCAAAGCCAAGAATACCAATGATCATTATAAGTTACCTGTCATTTCGGCAATCTTATTCATATCACCAGTAAATGCGTAAGTGCCCACATGTTGTGTTCTCATCCACGGACACAACCAGATAGAACCACCAATTGCTCGCCAGTACTGACAGAACATATAATCTTCTGAGAGATAACGATGTGAATCTGGATCAATGACAGTATCGAAATACGCATGAATGTATCTAGTGCCGTCAAAGTTGGCTTGACCAACATGATCTGGCTTGTAGTTCAAGTGAGGATATTCTTCCTTAAACTTATCAAAGACTTCACGCCTAATCATCATGAAGCCTGTACCAATTTCCATGACTTCAAGAGGTTCAGTTACCTTGAATTGAGTAGTTCCAGGTACTGGATTGAAAACATAATCACCCGTCAGACCTTCAAGTTCTGCTGGATTAAAGGTATTCTTGTCAATGTTGGTGTCTTCAATAACTTTCTTTGCGCCGTTAAAAACATTGCGCCAGTTGATAGACTTCTTAGGATAGGGTCCTCCAATAACGTCCTTATCAATTGCAAGCATTGCTAAAACATCTTGAGGATTAAAAAGAATATCTGCGTCGATGAAGAGTAGGTGTGTATAACCAGACCTCAAAAATTCATCAACCAAATAGTTTCGTGCGCGAGTGATTAGGGATTCATTGAAGAGGAATGAAAATCTAACTTCCATACCATACTGTTGACACATACCCTGTAGATCAAGACACGCCTTCATATAAAGACCATTGCAATTGCCTCCATACATTGGCGTTGCAATGAATAGTTTGTTCTTTCTCAAATCTTGTACGTTGATGCTTAATTCCATAAATGATCACTCCAAATAATAAAAAGGGGCACTAGTATATAGCACCCCTTTTGTGTTTATATCAAGACAGCATTAGCCAGCCATACGGTAGTAAGCCTTGCGCTTGCCATTTACCTTGCGATAGTTCGTATAGATTTCAAATCCTTCATCACGAAGATCATGGACACGCTTTGCAACATTAGCCTTAGGAACGCGAGTCTTCTTGACAATCATTGCAGCAGTAAGACCAGGAGACTGGGTGTTGAGGGAAAGGGTGTTAAGAATACGATCAATCTGAGACATGCTTTTTTTTCTCCATCATATAAAAACGGCACTCTGAAAAACTCCACATGATGCGTGCCAGAACATCATTGAAGTACATTATGACAGGAGTTTTTGCTCCTGTCAATCTTTAATTAGAACGCAACCTCGTCGCTCGAAACAGGAGCAGGAGTGACAATCGGATTAATAGTCTCGTCCAACTTCTTATACAGATCAAGGAAGCTATTCTTGGTATCAATGTCGAAGCGGTTCAAGCAAAGCTGGATTGCCTTTTCACGCTTCTGACCGAAGATGATGAAAGCTTCACAGATGTGAACAAGACGACGGGTCGAGATGATTTCAGAAACAGCACCTTCATAGAAGGACTTGCGAATCACATCAGCCCACTGAACCAACTTTGAAACAAAGTCCTTGTCTTCAATACCAGAAGCACCGAGGACATTGCTGAGAATCTTCTCTTCAGTCTTGATCGAAGGATATTCTTGTTCCATCGTGATAGAGAAACGCTCAAGGAATGCTTCGTTCATGATGTTGGTGCCGATGAAGCGACCATCATCCGAACCCTTACCCTTGGTGTTTGCAGTAGCTACGATGTTGAAGCCAGGCATCGGAGTGATGACCTTGTTGATCTTCTTAAGATAAACAGGTTTACCCTCAAGCACAGGTTGCAAGCACATAAGCTTGTTCGAACCGAGATCGACCTCATCGATTAGAAGAACAGCACCACGTTCCATCGCAACAATCACGGGACCATTTTGCCACACGGTGCGACCATCGACAAGACGAAAGCCACCGAGCAAATCATCTTCATCTGTTTCGATGGTCACGTTGACGCGGATCATCTCACGCTTTTCAACAGCGCAAACCTGTTCGATCATCATAGTCTTACCGTTACCAGAAAGACCAGTCACATACATGGGATAGAACTTACGAGAATTGATGATCTGACGAACGTCGGTAAAGTTACCGAAAGGAACATAACCCCTAGACTTCTCAGGAACAAGGTCGATAGAAGCAAAGGCATTCAATTGAACAGCGGCAACAGCCATCGCAGCCATCGCATTGCTATCATCTTGAGCAACCGACGGCACTACGGGAACAGGCATCGTTGCACCATCACGAAGGGAATAAACGCCACGACCGATACGCACACTTTCGTCCTTGACAAACCACGCGGGCCACTTGATGACCTTGGCGTCATACAGTTCAACAAGCTGGGCGCGAGTAATGGATTCAATATCACCGAAGCGATCCTTGATAGCAGTGAAGAGCTGGTCACGATCTGTAAGCTTAGACATTCTAATATTCCTTTTCCTGTGTGTTTCTGTCTGTTTTCTGATTATGATGTATTATACGCTGATTCGAGAAGGAAGTCAAGCGGAGATTTTACCGCTTGACCTTAACCATTAGCCAATAATCATCGGCTTGATCTTAGAGTTGGAAGTCACTCGGTCGATAACACGACCCAGCAGAACTCGGTTTGTGGTTTTCTTTTCCGCAAAACGAAGAAACTCTTTCGCGACCTTTGCTTTACTCATCGTAGAATTGACCGTCAGAGTATCACGACCGATATTCGTCTCAGGAGTATTGATGATAAAATATTCATCATATCCAGCCGTTGTTACGGGCAAGAACTTGTTGTCTCGCCAGAACTTTTGAATCGGTGAGCGATCCCTTGCTTGCGGAAAAAATCGCGAACAAATGTAACTTACCGAATCGTTAGAAAGATAAATGCCGATAACATTTGAACCAGTACGTTCTTTGAGAATTTTGATACATGTCTCAGTTACCTGATGACCTTCTTCAAAGATTTTACCTTTAATGTCATACTCTTTCTTAGTCACGTTATCACGAATGAAGAACTTGTTCGGCTTCATGCCGTAGTTTCCATATGACACATTACCGTCACGCTTGAAATCTTCAATTCTATTCGAGTCACCATCAGTCAAGATTACCGTGTTAACAACCTCAAGCTTGTTGCGCTTACGGAAGTCATTCACAATATCTACGGCCGAAATGATAGCCTGGTTTAGAGGCGTGCCCATCATAGGATCAGTTCTCGGCGCAGAATAACAAGCAGCATACAAACAAAGCATTGCCTTGTTCATGTCGGCAAGATTCATCCGAGATGAAAGAACATTACGAAGCTTGAGGTTTGAAAATCTCATAGTTGTTTCTTCGCCATCAAACTGATAGTTCCGATCTTGATTAGTTCTTGCCCATTCTCGGCCTTCTGTTTCATTAAGATCGCGAAACAGATATACCTCAAAAGGAATCTGAACACGCTTGCAGAATATGACCAAACTGAACAATTGCTTCATTGTTTTTTCAAGACCAATAGACATAGAGCCTGACCAGTCAAGAATGAAAACGAAGCCGTGATTTTTACCATTCGGCACTACAGACAAACGACGGAAGATATCATCGTTGTACTTGTAGGACTGAAGCTTGTTGGTATCAATCACACCAGTCTTTGAAATGCTGATCTTTGCATAAGTATCAGCCTGCTTACGCATTTCAAATTCTTTTACCAAGAAAGAGATGGAGTTGTTTTCTTCGGTTTTGAACTTTGCGAGTTTCTTATTGACATTCAGCATAAAGTCATCACCACGTTCTTGGGTGAGTGAATTAAACATCTGAGGAAGAACAACTTTATAATCATCAACAATGACACTGAGCTTCGCACGAGGAATGTCAACATATACGTAATTGACATTCTCATTCAGAACAAGACTGTCCTGATTTTGCTGCCAAGCGCGCTCGGTCAGACTTTCAGGAATATAATCTTCATCAGCAGAAATACCACTAGAACCAGCACCATTTGACTTGTTGGGAGCACCAGTCTTAGAGTTTTCGTCTAAGTCACCTCTACCACGTTCACCGCGTTTGCTGGCACCATCAGATCCATCTTCACCGTCTTCCCCGTCTTCACCATCTTCTTTACCATCACCATCGGTATCGTCATCCGACTCATCGTCAAAATACGAATACTCATCACCGTCTTCATCGCCGTCTTCATCACCAAACATGTGGTCGTCAGAAAGCTTGCTTTTCATATCACCGCGTTCTTTAGACCAGCGATAGATTTCTTCCGTCAGAGTAAGAACCTCTGCGAAAGTCTCAGCATCTTCCATACGCTTGATGAAAGCGCGCTCTTCAGCATCGAACTTGATGCCGAGAGCAAAGCCACCCTTGAAGTAGATGTTTGCACGGTCGATGAAGATCAACTTCTGGATATCAAGCTTTGAAGTACCGAAGAAGTCACGGTCGATAAGTTCTTTGTAGCCGATAACATAGTTACGGCGTGAACCAGGATAACGGCGCTTCTGACGCTTATCAATACGGGCGTCTTCAATCACATTCATAAAGCCCTTGACCGCAGGCTCAGCCTGAGGCATTTCTTTACCGAAAACAGACTTTACGATATTCTTGATGCCTTTGATCCAAGCGTAAGTTGGAGTATCAAGAGCATGGCCGACTTCATGCACCACAAGTAGATCATAGAGGTCATCGCTGATATTGCGCCACACAGGGAGCACCAACATACGCTTCTTGATATCGAAGTAAGCAGTCTTAGCAGAAGGATCATGCTGGAAAGAAATATTTTCCGAAGCAAGAAGCTTCGCAAGCATTGATTTTTGAGCGATTTGCGTCATCTGAACCTCATTGAACATATGCTTATTATATATGGATGGGATGTAAAGTCAACCGATTAATGTGCGACAAGGTGTCGCATGGCTAAGTCATTGATTTTGCTACATCTTTTGAAATGCGCTTTAGAACCATGCCATAATCATCAATCTTAGGCATAGCCTTAAGGTCTATTCCATGCTTAAGCTTAAGTCTGTTGTCGGAATCTGTTAGACCAAGATTGCGTCGAATCTTTATCTGATCAGGATTCAATTCACGCTCTGGCTTCTGGAACACGGTATAATCCACATAATGATGCCAACGACCATATCTCCATACCACTCTAGCAACATCTGGGTGCATGTCAACCAACATTTGTGATTTATTCACAGTTCCTGTTGAGTTGAGTTGACCATCTCTCCACTTGCTCTTGTCTAGATCACCTTCAGCATGATAGAACTCGGCTGTATTACCACCCTTCACTGTCTGGGTTGCAGCCTTACCCTGCATGAATGCATTGAACTGAATTGTACAGTCACCATCTTTTAGAACACGCAGACAAATGTCAGTGTCTTCATTGTATCGACCACGCCAACGATGCTTGCAATCATTTGAGATCAGAAGTGTTGAGTAGATACGAGTGTTGGGAACAAACGGAGGATATTTCTGATTAGGTGCAATGAAGAACCTATACTGAAAGCCAGAGATAGGAACATTTTCAAAGCGATCAACAAAGTCTTCACACACCTTGAAGATCACACCAGACTCTACACGAATGCGCTGATTACGATTAAGACGATAGAAGTCCTGAATGTTATCATCACAAACCCAATGCTTCTCTGCACCAATAGAGATTGCGTGATCCCAAGCATAGTTTCTTGCACGACCAGGGCCATCACCATGATTAGAAAACGGAGCAACAATAAGAGTTGCCATATCTAACTTAAAGTTTTTCAACGCATCTGTGTATGATGCGTTGTCTTGTGGTTCAATGATGATGTAATGTGGAACTCGCATACGGTTTAACGAACGCGAAGTATACATTGAATCATGTCTACCTTTAGAAATAATATAAACTGGATAAATTGGATTCGTCATTTCACTTCCTGCAATATACAATATTTACCCAAGCAGCTTTAGTCTCTTGCCGTGCAGTTACATTTGGAAAATGTTGACCTACAAGCGATAGTATTTCTTGATACTTATCATGTGTCTTGATATCATTAAGATGTGCATGATGAAACTCAAAGATCAACTCACGAACACCACTCCAGTTTTGAACTGCGGGAAGACATTCGTACTCAGCACCTTCAATATCCATCTTGATGATTGTAGGATTAGCCTGTGCAATAACATCATTAATGTTGATACAATGGACAGTTGTGCGATCACGACCTTTCTTTTCAACAAGAGAATGCGCGCCTTTATTCTTCTTTGTGTTGATAGAGAAATATCTAATCTCGTCTTGATTACCAACAACAGCTAGATTGAATAGCTTATAGCGACTTTTGTCAAAACCATTGAGTTCAACATTACGGACAGCAAGATCATAATTCTGAGATTCAGCTTCATACGACCAAACTTGCTTTGCTCCCTTCTTGAGTGCAAAGCAAGTAAACATTCCAATGTTCAAGCCAAAATCTAGAATCGTATCATCTGGTGTGATATTGAGTTTGTTATACTCACCTGAGAATACTTCTTTGACAACAAACTCATCAGATGTACCTTCACGTACATATGCCTTAATCTTATCTTTATAGTCAATCAACTTCTCAATCATCTTCAAAATACCTTTTCAAGGAGTTCTCGTCTTTATCCAGATGAGGATACCACATGCTCTTTGTCTTCTGTGATATGACCTGATCTGTGTCAAGACTTTTATACTTAGTAACAAATTCCTTGAAGTCTTCTTCATTTCGAAAGTGAAGATATATCGTCTTGTATGTCTTCTTTTCATCTTGAATAAACTCAGGCATTCCTACCCAGAGACGATCACGATCATTCTCATCTTCAAAATTTAGATCAATAGGAAGTTTTCCATCTTCATCATATTCAATCTTGCTGTTTAGAAAGTTATCATATGATGCTGATTCAGGAATAGGATTAGAAATTTTTGACATTCAATACTCCATTGGAATAATCAGTTATTATACACCAGATCATGTATCAAGTCTAGAGAAATTTTTCACTTTGATAAATCTATACACTTTTTGGAATTTGTCTAACATTGTGTCAGTCTTATGGGAAATAACAAATGTGTTTGTGTCACCTAACATATCCCACATGATCTTTAGGAACTCATCTGTTCCATTGTTATCTAGTGAACCATCCAATACCTCGTCAAGGATCAGAAGATTCGTATTCACAGAGTTACGCATCTTTGCGATTGATCTCCATGTAAACAAAAGTGCAAGATCAATACGTGTCTTCTCACCCTCAGAGAAGTTTTGGTATGAGAACTCATCACGATAGCGACTCTTGATTGTTTCCTCAAACTGTTCATTGATATTGAAGTTCACGAAGAAGCCCATCTTAGCAAGATACTTGTTGATCATCTTATTGATAACAGGAAGATATTGCTTGATGATCTTCGTCTTGATACCACCATCTTTCAATAGATTGATGGCAGTTTCAATAAACTGCCTCTCATTCAGTAGTTCCTGCTTCTCTAGTGTAAGCTTTTCAATATCAGATACACTATTTTTCAACTCAGTCTGGTTGTCTGACAAAAGTTTATCAGCATGTTCTAGCTGTTCCAACTCATCTTCAATCTCATTGATCTTAGAAATGATAGATGTTACATGTGTCTTATGAGATGTGATATCGTTACGTATGTTGTTGGATTTATTGATCAGAGCATCCATTTCAGAAATCATCTTTAGAGTACTGCTAATCTGTTCATTGATCTGTACAATACCAGTCTCATATTCTTTAATTTTCTTCTCGTTTATCTGAACCTCTGTAGCTTTGAAATTAGCATCGATTGACTGTCTGCATGTTGGACATGTATCATTGTCACAATAGAAAGAAACATCTTTCACAACACGCTTTCGGTTAGTCTCTATCTTAGATGATAACGCAACAAGCTTAGTGTGCTTATCTTTTAGAGTTTGCGTATTCGAAGCTTTGTTGAGGACGTTTTCCCGTTCTTTTTCGAGGTCAGCAATGACTTCTTTCTTATTGGACAG